GAGAAGAGAGATGAATGTGGTCAACACACACATCATGCAGATGAAGTATGGGTCGAGCGTGAACAGGGAGATGACGGAGAACAGAACCAACGTCGCGATAGTGAAGTAGAAGTGAGCCATAATTAATCCGGATTAATTACCTCAATCTCTTTTGTCCAATCACCCACCGTGTAGCGGATGAGTCCCTGACGCACGACGCAGGTCACGCCGCGCAATTGAATCTGTTCGACCAAGGCTGAGAACGATGGCGCCCACTGAAAGGATGGTTCGCTGTGTCGTCCCTGACTGTCGATGGTGGTTACTCTGATGTCCATTACAATTAATCCGGATTAATCGGCTCCGGGCGCCGTCTATTTGTTCGTTGTTTAATGATAGTGCAATATACGTAGATTATATGGATATTACAAGAAATAACTAAGAAATCTGCATGGGGTAGGTGCAACTTTTTGGGGGCGATAGCTACGCTATTGCCACGTCCCTGACTCGGAGCCGGGGAGTGAGCGCGTCCCTGACTCGGCGTCCCTGACCCGCACTCGCAGAGCGAGCGCGTCCCTGACTCGCAGCGGAGGAACGGGAGCGGGTGGAGGGATGGATTAATCCGGATTAATTGCCAGAAACGAAAGGGCAAAAAAATACCCCGTACCGGAAGGGTACGGGGTATGTGGGGGGCGTTTACGCGTTCACCTTTGCAAGTTCAGGGAACAAGCTCTCAAGGCTAATATCCGAGGCCGCGCACGATTTCAAGATAGCTTCGCGAAAGTTTTCTTTCGCCTCGCTTGTCATTATCAGCGGGTGCGATACCGTGCAACGCGTTGCGGCATCCTTACCCACGGTGTGGGTGTCGTGGGTGCGAACCTTTGCCGGTGCATCCTTTGCGGGTGCATCCTTCGCAGGTGTTGCGGGTGCCAACTTTTGCCCTGCAACGTGTTTGGCGTAGTTCGAAACACTTGCCTTCACGCCGTTGGTCTTGGCTTTACGGTTGAACGCCTGCAGACCCTTGAAAGTGGCCTTGTTTTGCACCAACTTTTTTCCCTCCGAACAGTAGACCGGAATGGAGGATTTAGAAACGCCCGTGACCTTTGCAAGCTTTTCGGCTTGTTCCTTCACTTTCAACTTGTTCTCCTCGCAGTAAATAGCGAAGATTCCGAGCTGATAGCGTAGGTCAAAAAGCGCCTGTTCTGTTTTGACGTTTGCCGCTTTGATAGTTGCAACGTCTGTGGATTGACCGCCTTTGGTGGCGAATTTAGTTTTGCTGTTCATAGCAGTTTAATTGTAATTGTGGGTGCCCCCCCTTCCGGGGGGCGATTAATCCGGATTAATTATCTCAGCATTTCAAAGAACTTACACCCTTCACGCATTCTCCATGTGTCAGGCTCCAACGCCCTGCCGTTGCAGGGTTCACAAGTGTACGAATAAACTTGGAATACGCAAAGAAAACAGCAGACAATTTGCCCCCCTTAATCCGGATTAATTCGGTACCATCCGGAACGCCTACGGGGCCGGGCGTTTGCGGGCGTTGCCTTCGCGGGCTATCGTTAACCAAGCGGGCGGACGGGCGTTGGTCAACCCGGGAACGGGGGGCGCCTGCAAAGGGCAGGAGGGAAAACGCCAAAAAATCCGGGTGCGGGTGCCAAACCGTGACCCCCCCCTCGACTGCAATCTCACTTTCACATGGGGGGTGGTGAGCGTGGGGGGTGGGGTTACCCAAAACCCCTATACACCTGTGCCGAAAATGTTACCTTCCCCTAGCGAGCAGGCAAGTGCTCACGCAATTTGGTTAAGTGGCACACCCCGGAAACGTCCGGGGTGTGTTCGTTTGTGTCGAAAATCGACACACCGGGTGTCGGATATTGGGCAAATGTGTCGACTTAACTTACTGGTTTTCAGCAACAGTGTCGATAATGTCATATATTTTCCTTACGCAAGGGAGACTACTCTCTCTCTCTCTCTCTCTCTCTCTCTCTCTATAGGGAGACTTGAAATCGACATTCCGACATAGATGAAGGCGCAAGCCTTTATTGATTCTCGTTGCGCCCGCATGTACCTTCGCCAGCACTATGAATGAAATACCTAAGGACCTTCACTTCGAAGGTGACAAGCTCGTCCGTGGCATTGAGCAATTATCGAAGGCGGTCAAGTCTACTCTTGGCCCGAGCGGGCAGACTGTACTTATCGAAAGCCCCAACCATACGCATGGTATTACGGTCACCAAGGACGGCGTCACTGTGGCTAAGGCTGTGGACCTGTTGGACCCTGTCGAGAACTTGGCGGTACGTATGATGAAGGAAGCGGCGGACAGGACGGCTAGTGAGGCGGGCGATGGTACTACTACGAGTATTGTCTTGGCGGAAGCTTTGGTCAAGGGTGGTCTCACTGCGCTCGACGATGCCAACAAGACGGATATGTTGCGGGAGCTTGTTGCTCTTACCAAAGACGTCCTTGCGGAGCTCGACCGGCGGAGTCGGCGGCTGACCAAGAAGCACTTGCGTAGCGTGGCTACTATCTCTGCCAATAATGACAAGGGCATCGGGAAGCTTATCGCTGACGTGTATGGCAAGGTGGGCAAGGACGGTGTTGTTACGGTTGAGAAGAGTATGACCAGCGAGACGGGCTTCAGCGTTACGCATGGCCTCAAGCTCGACCGTGGTTATGCCAGCGAGCTTTTCATCAACGACCAGAGCCGCGACGAGTGTGTCTTGGAGGGCTGCCACGTTATGGTGTGCGACGGCGACGTGAGCAACATCCTTGCTATTGAGAACGTCTTGGCTCCTATTATTCGGGAGGGGAAGAAGCTACTTATCGTGGCTCCGTGCAGCACTCACGTGGTCAATACCCTTGCTGCCAATGTGGTCAAGAAGGGCTTAAAGGTCTGCGTGGTTCCGCCGCCGAACTTCGGATACAAGCAGCACGAGCTTATGCAAGACCTAGCCGTCACTGTTGGTGCTACTTACTTCTCGGAGCGCACTGGCGACGACCTGTCTTTGATTGGCTTCGACGACCTTGGGTATGCGGACCGCGTTGTTGTTAGCCGCAGCGAGACCATCATCGTCAAGGACGAGCGTGCCGATGGCGTTGATACGCGCATCGCTGAGTTGCAGGAGGCGTACAAGCTGACTAAGAAGAAAGCTGACAAAGAGTTCATCAACCAGCGCATCGCTGGCCTCGTCGGTGGTGTAGGAGTGATTGAGGTTGGGGGCCATACTGACCTAGAACAGAAGGAGTTATACGATAGGGTCGACGACGCTGTGTGCGCCGTTCGTGCTGCTATGCAAGACGGCGTCCTTCCCGGCGGTGGGGTCACCCTATACAACGTAAGTCGCTGGTTACTAGACCGTAAGGGCCCTGCGGCTGAAGTGTTGCGTGAAGCTTTGTGCGCCCCTATGGACCAGATTATGGCTAACGCTGGTGCGAGCTACGACTACACTATGTGCGACGACGGGTGGGGCTACGACGTAAAGACGGGTCAGTATGGCGACCTTGTCGACATGGGCATCATCGACCCTACGCGCGTTACCAAGACGGCTTTGCAGAACGCGGTCAGCGTTGCGGTCACCATCTTGAGCACCAAGGCTATCATTACACTTGCACGGGCATGAGAGAGAGACTAGAGCTTTGGTTGGCTGCTATCGACAGCAAGGCCCTTTTCGCCGATGGTTTCGACGATGCCATCCTTGGTCTCACTGAGGTTGAGGAGGGGTGGCGCGTGTGCTACGATATCGGGCGCATCCTTGAGATACTTGTCGTTGACCATGACATGGAGTCCGACGAGGCGGTAGAGTACTTTGACTTTAATATCGGGGGCGCGTATGTGGGCCCTCTCACACCACTATTCATACAATGCGTCCAATAGGGAAATACATCGTCATCGACGCCATCAAGGAGGAGACCACCACTAGCAGCGGGTTGCTCTTGAGCGCTGAGGACGCCGACCAGATGCGCTACGGTCGTGGCGTTGTTGTGGCTTCAGGCACTGACGTGACCAGCATCCATGCTGGCGAGGAGTTGTACTACGACAAGCGAGCGAGCTACACCATGTTGATTGATGGTGTTGCGCGTACCATCATTTCGGAGCGCGATGTTGTCGTTGTTCTTCATTGATTTGCATCATCACCTTCCGGTACATCTTATCGGTAAATGAGCAATCTCTTTTGAAGACTGGGTTGTTCTGGTCATCGGTGGGGAACTCTTTGCCATGGAGTATGGCATATGCGTACCCTACTACGCGCTTGGCTTTGTAGGTGAGGTTATAGACCCCGAGTCTCGACTTCGACTCCACCGATACTTTCTCCACCCATCCATTTCGGCGGAGGCGCTCGAAGCGGTCTTTGTCCCACGAGAAGACTTTGTTGAACTCCTTGAACTTCGCTTTGGTGAAGTAGGGCTCGTCATATAGGAACAGCATCATCTCTAGGTCGGGCTGGGTGATGCCGTATTTGGCTTGGATGAAGTAGCGGACTACCCGCCAGTACTTTAAATAGTTCATTGTAGTTTAGGGGCACAAGATATCTATCATGCCTAAGAAACCAACTCGTGCTACGGGCACTAAAACAAAGAAGTGGTACTCTAAGTCGGTCGACAAAGCCGCTGGGAAATATGCCAGTAATTATTTGAAGCGGACCTACCCCGGCGGTGAGGAAGGTTTTCTGACGGACTTGCGTGGCTCAAACCCATCCAAGGCAAGGAGCGCCTTTTATGATGCTGAACTTGAGGGGCGGATTCACCGAGCGGAGAACTACATGCCAAATAAGTCAGTCACCAAGGTTACGTACAACAAGCCCGAAAAAAAGCTACAGACGGGTCGGGACATTCCGCTCCCTAAGAGCAACTTTTAACCACCAACATATCTGATATGGCTAAGAAACCACCAAAAAAGATGGCGAAGCGCGACTTCCCGTCTAACAAAAAACGAGCTCGATACATTGGTTTTGCAGAAGGACTTCATCTGTCCGAGCAAGCACGAGCTGCTGGTTACGGGAATGTCCCGTCCAACAGAGAGATTGGTATTGGGACAGCCGACCAAGGCACCGCCGGCTTGGTCCCCAACAAGGCTGGACAAAAGATGCAGGCTAATAAGAAGCTCAAGACCCCGCAGACGGGTCGGGACATCCCGCTCCCCAAGAGCAGCTTTTGACCCGCAAAGAGTTTGCATACAGAATGGTGTGCCTCGGAATGGTCGGGGCCGCCATCTGTATATTGATAGCTAAGTATGGCAGGTAGGACTAAGAAAAAGAACAAGATTTGCCCTGCGGGCATTGCTTGGGCTAAGCGGACTTTTGACCGTTACCCTAGCGCGTATGCCAACATGGCTGCGAGCAAGTATTGCAAGGACCCTAACTACGGAAAGAAATAATGCCTAAGAAACCTCACAAGAAGACAAAGATTCAGAAGATGCAAAAGCTCCTTATGGTTCCTTATGCAACTGTATCTCCCAAGGGCAGGGACATTCCTTTGCCGCCATCTCACAATCAGGTTATGCAAGGGAAAAAAACTGCGTCCCCGAAAAACCCGAAGCCGGGTCCTTATGAATACTAACGGCAGGCAGGACTAACTACGGAAAGAAATAATGCCTAAGAAAGGATATGGCAAGCCGTGTACGGCTAAGGTGAAGGCTAAGACTATGAAGCCCAAGAAGAAGTAATGGGCGAGCTCAAGAAGTGGCGTGACGAGAAGTGGGTGCGCATCGGTCTCGATGGCAGCATCAAGGGCGAGTGCGGCACGAGCAAGAACAAGAAGAACCCCGACAGGTGCTTGCCCCTGTCTAAGGCAAAGCGTCTGAGCAAAGCCCAGCGGGCCAAGACGGCACGCAAGAAGAAAGCTCAGGGGAAGAGGAAACAGTTTGTATCAAACACGAAGGCCGCAAGGGTTAGTCGTAAATAATTATTTTTGAGCATGAGTAAGCAAAAGCAAATGTTGGAATGGGTCAAGGCCCGTCGTGAGGCAATCCGGAATAAGACTGCCATCCCCCCTCGTCCCAACCGTGCGTCTAAGTAAGATTCTAAAGTTCCTTTCGCGGCGCATTCCGCGAACGGTTTTGAAAATCGCCTTACGTAAGGCGGGAAAAGCTATTAGACGTGCCCATACCCGACGGGACAAAATTTCACGGCGTCGCCCCGAGCGTTGACACTACGGACCGTGGCAGTGCCAATCGTGACGCTTTGCGCGATGCGTACACCATCGAGGACGTACGCCAGACGAGTGCGGTTCCTTTTTTCGTTACGGCCACCCCGGGCGGGAGCCTAACGTATACGGACCCAGCGAACACCATCGACGTTTCTTGGAGCGGCGGTTCGGGCACATATACCATTACTGTCCCTACTGCTGTTGAGGCTGAGTATCGCCTTATCCGTGTTGTCAACGACGGTACGTTCCCTGTCGGGGCGAGCCACAAGGTTGTCATCGTGGCTTCTGGCGGCGGCACTATTGATGGTGACGTCGCGGGCTATGAGATTAACAAAGCATATAACGGCGTTACCCTCTGGTCGAACGGCACGGAGTGGATTGTTATCCAAGCAAAAGCACACTGATGGCAAGTAAGAAAGATATGCCTTGCAACAAGCCTCGTCCCAGTACGAGCGCTGGCAAGAAGAAAATGGTCAAAGCTTGCGAGGGCGGCAAGGAGAAGATTATCCATTTCGGGGCCAAGGGCTACGGGCACAACTACAGTGCTGCTGCGCGTAAGAGTTTCAAGGCTCGACACAAGTGTGGCACTGCCAAGAGCAAGCTTACGGCCCGGCACTGGGCGTGCAAGAACTTGTGGGCCGGCAAGGGCGGAAGCACTAAGAGCAGCCCTAAGGGAAGAAAGGGAAAGTATTAACTTAGGTGCATGAAAAGCAAAGGACTGGGCGATACTATTGAGAAGGTCACCAAGGCTACCGGCATCAAGAAAGTTGTCGATAAGGTATCTGGCGATAGGGACTGCGGTTGCGGTCGTCGCAAGGACAGTCTAAACCGAATGTTCCCATACAGCTAATGGCATATCAAAAGTTACAAGTCGAGCGTGCGCTCACTGTTGTCCCGAGCGACACTATTAACATCCCGAATGTTGCGGGTCCTTCCGTTAGCGGCACTACTGACGGCGCTGTCCCGAGCAAGCTTGTCGACAGCACGGCTGCGTTCACTTCCAGCCTAGTGGGCTTTATTGTGTACAACACCACCGACGGCACGTCTGCTGTGGTTCGTTCTGTCGATAGCGCTACGGTCCTTACTATTTCGGCCAACATTATGGCCGCGTCTGAGGACTACGTCCTCTACGCCGACGACAATCAAGGCTGCGTCTTGTATGCTGGCAATACGGGCAACGTGCGTGTTTTGACTGCTGGCAACGACGACGTCACGTTCGTGGGCATCCCTGCTGGTTCTTTCGTTCCTGTTCAGGTCAAGCGTGTTTTCGCTACGGACACCACGGCTACGGACATCCTAGCCCTGTGGTGACATGTGGATTGCGATACAGAACGCCGTCGGCGCCCGTCAGGGCGTAGGCGGGGGACCGGGGCCCACCCCTCCTCCGTACACGCCGCCTTTGGACAGCGTTACTGCCGCTGTAGCGTATAGCGTCCGCAAGCTCAACTCTACGTACAGCGGTGACTGCATGTTGGTCCGCCGCGTCAGCGATGGTGCTACTCAAGGTATTGGTTTCGATAGCAATGGCCTTATCGACGTCAATGCTTTGGCTACGTTTTCTGGTGGCAGCGAGCTTACGGTCAAGACGTGGTATGACCAATCGGGCGGTGGCTTTGACCTTGAGCAGTCGAACGACGCGTACCTACCCACCATCTATGATGGAGCCGCCGTCACGACAAGCACAAGCGGCAAGCCTTGCGTCCGTATCTTCCGCACCGCACTCGGCGGTCCCGGCGAGTGGTTGATAACCGACCCGGTCAGTCTTTCTACGGCTGGCGACATGGACGTGTTCCTTGTCTTACATGGTCCTCTCACTAGCGGTGGCGACCGGTACTTCTGGAACAGTCAGGCCGGGCCCACCACTAGTGGAGCTAGGTGGGGTCTTGCTTACAATACAAACACTTACGTTCAGCAACCCGGACCGGCAACTTCCGTTCAGATACCGAGCACCCCCGTTCCTGACAACCTTCAGTTTATTCTGAACGCTCAGTTTAATCCAAGTGGGAACATCAATACTTTGGTTGGCAACGGGACTGAGTTTGGGACTTATGTTTCAAGTACAACCTATCGCACGGACCCATACAACGTCGCACTAGGCGCACGGGTAAACGGGACTGAGGGCTACAACACTTTTGATATCTCGGAGATTATCCACTTGCCGAACTACGGGGTCTCGAATAACGAGAGTATCAATAACAGTATCAACGACTACTACCAGTTCACCAACCTCCCGTATTACTCTAGCGGGTTCTTGGCTGACTACAGTGGCGCTGCGGCAGCATACAGCGTTCGTAAGCTTAGCAACACGGCTATTAAGTGCATGAGAGTAAGGAAGGATGCTCCTCCTTACGACGAGCTTGACATCGGCTTCACTGCCGGGGGTGACCTTGACGAGGCAGCCATCGTAGCGTTCGGCGGCTCAGATGTTCTTACGGTCTCCCGGTGGTACGACCAAAGCGGACAGTCAAACCACGCTACTCAGATTACTCCGGTCAATCAGCCGCAGATTTACGACGGTACGGCGGTCACAACATTGAATGGCAAGCCATCTGTGACATTTAGCGGCGCCACCTTTATGACCTACACAACGTGGTCACCTTCAAGTGAATTGTCTGCTTTTTGGGTAGCACAAAATGAAGCTACTACATCTTCATGGACACTAATCGGCCCAAATAATAACCAATGGGCGCCAATAAGCACATCGCAGTTTAGGACGCGCATTAACGGTTTCTATACTTGGGCTTGGTCTGTCGCTTCGGGTGCGCAATATTTAGCTGCATTGATTAGAGACGTTAATGATGATGCTGAATTTCATTACAACGGCAATACGAGCAGCACAACAAGAAATTTCACCGATACTGTTACGCTCAATGCGTTGAGCAATAGTTCCAATGGTTTGGACGGAGGGATACAAGAGGTTGTGTTTTGGTCGGCTGACCAATCCAGCAACCGCACCGCCATCGAGACGAATATCATGACTTACTACTCTATCCCATGAGCATAGTCTACCTCCCCGTCGACGGCATCCCCGATGAGATGACCAGTGCCGAGCAGGCGCTGGCTATCGACGAGCAGTGTTGGAACCTGTACAGGCCGGCGAGCATCCAAGACCCCAACGACGCTACGCGGCAGTTGTTCCCTATCTCGATTCGCCCTAGCGACGATATGGCTGCTATCGTAGGTGAGACTACGGAGCAGGTATACATCAGTCCTGAGGTGGACTTGACCGTTTTGCTGTCTATCCTCCCTAATGTTACCGATGAGGAAAAGGCGTTGCTTACGCTGTACGTCGAAGCGAATAAAGGAGGATACGTACCTTTCGAAAACCTCATCCCCCCCAGCTCTGTCCAGCTCACCGAAGCCGAGGCTATCGCCGAGGGCTGGCCCGACCCTAACGTAGACCCAGAATAATGGCAATCATACCATCAAACCAGAAGTTCCACACGCTCAACGCGGACACCCCTACGGTAGAGCGTGGCTCTGCGCAGGCCGACGGCTTGCGGGAGATTTACACCATGCAGGATATCATCGACAGTGTCGGTGGTGGTGGTGGGGGAGCTACCGAGGGTGAGAAGATAGACTTTACGGTACGCGACGCTGCGTATGCTGCCACTGGCGACCACGAGGGTACCGACCTAAAGATTGGTGGTGCTGCGAGCGTTGCTGCTGGAACGGTGTACTACTGGAACGGCGATTGGGCTGCTGCGGACAACACTGCTGTAGGCACCTCTACGGGCATGATTGCTGTGGCTACTGATACGGGTACGGCTGTGAACATGATGAAGGACGGCATCATCCAGCTTTCCGCTAACCCTGCCGGAGCTTCTGCTGGCGACGTCCTCTACGTCGGTACCAGCGGTGCCCTTACCATTACTCCTCCTACGGGGACTGGAGAGGTTGTTCGGGTAGCTGGGTATACTATTGATACGGCTGGACTTATCTACTTTGACCCCAGTGCTGACTGGATTGTCCTTGCGTAATGGCTCTTGCTCGTCAATCTTCTGGTGTTTCAGTTGTCAGAACGTCTAGTATTTCTGGTGCTACTACGACTCCACATCAATATAAAAGCGGTGTAGAAGTGCAGTGGCTCGACCTTGAGTTCGACCCTTCTATAGACGCGAACTCCAACAACGGCCCCGGCGGAATGTATTTTGCTGTAGTAAGGGACACTACAGGAGCCGTTTATCAAGACATCTATACTCTTCCCACAGCAAACGACGCGGGCAGGACACTTGATTGGGAAAGCGCATCCGGTTCCGTAGGAGGTCTGACAGTAATAACAGTAGCAGACCCAGACCCGGGTCGTGGAAATCCGTTCGACCCCGCTACAACTTCTGTTCGGATGCGAATTTTAGGCTCGCGTCTTGTTTCTTACACAAGTGCAAATTTTGGAGGCAGAAAACTTACAGACATACACAACTGGAAAGCACAGTACAGTGGGTTTGATTCTTTTTTCTATGAGCCTCCAATGTCTACTTGGTCGGCTAACGACGAGCCGAACTGGGAGGAGTGGTATGCGACTCCGTCCAGAACCCAAAATATGTTCTCTCGTTGGGAGCTCATGAATTCCACCAAGCTTCTTAATTGGTCTCCAGACGTAGGAAACTATGACGGCTGGTTCAGGAGTACTGATAGTCTTACTCAACCTATTGCTGCGGCTTGGAACTTGCAGCCTTTATCAGGAGAGTTAGACTATACCGGTCTTTTCTCAAGTGCGCAGTCTATTATACTCTGGGATTCGGGAGCTTGTCCAACCAAGGCTGAAAATATGTATATCGGCTCCAACATTACTGACGCGCAGGTGTCAACACAAATCCTGTACTGGGATGGGTTGTCGACAATAAATTCAGGTGTTAATGCCTCCTTATGCTTTAGCGTTACTCCAACTACACCAAGGAGCATGAACATCACCAGCTACAATGCTGCTTACAACGCTTACTTGAACCTGCAAAACACCCACGGCTGGAATTGGGGCGGAACTATTTCGTGGACACCATAAAATGCAGCTTCAGTACATTTACATAGGCGGGGGTCACAATTCCTACAAGGTGGTGTTTGAGGCTCCTGATTATGAAAGGAACGCATCATGCCTAATGCCATTAGTTTATTCGAAATCCTCACCCTTGCGGGCGCTCTGATAGGTGTATACTTCAAGCTCCAGACGGAGGTGGGCAAGCTCAAGGGCCGCATCGCCATGCTGGAGAAGCAGGAGCTACAGGTGATGAGTATGCTGGAGAAGCTGGTCACTGCTGTCGACGAGCTGAAGATTCTACTGGCACAGAAGGGAATCAAGTGAGGGAGCTCAAGCGCATCATACTGCATTGCTCTGCCACCCCGGAGGGGCGTGACGTCACCACCGAAGAGATTCGCCGTTGGCACACCTCGCCACCGAGGAACTGGCGGGATATTGGATACCACTATGTTATCAGACTCGACGGAAGTATTGAGCAGGGCCGACCTCTTGACCTCGCTGGCGCCCACGTCCGTGGGCACAATAAAGATTCTGTTGGTGTGGTGTACATTGGCGGTACTGATGCTGACGGCAAGCCGAAGGACACGATGACGCACCAGCAGCTTTTCAGCCTGTACAAGGTGGTCACCTCGCTAAGGAATCTTTTCGGACCTTTGACCTTGCACGGGCACAACGAGTTCAGCAATAAAGCGTGTCCGTCATTTATCGTATCAGAAAAACTCCCTTATCTTGTTGACCATGATTGACTTCATCACCGAACACTGGATTGAGCTGCTCATCGCCGCGATGGCTTTTATTAAGGTTATCGTCAATCTCACTCCAACGGATTCTGACAATGCTGTATTTGGCTATATCGATATCCTTATTACTGCTATTACTGGCGACCGTCGTAAGAATGGCTAAGATTAGTAGTCCTAACGGGGAGTATCCCATAGTTGCGCCGGGCACTGGTGACAAAGTCATCGGAACCGACGTCAGTGATGGTAATGCGACCAAGAACTTCACCATTGATGGTATCGCCTCTTTCGTTATTAATGAGAACGGGGTGGTCACTTCCGTTACGGGAATCAATGGTGTTAAGGTCACCACCTCTGACGGAGCTGTCACTGTTGGTCTTGAGAACCTTGAGCTCGGCCCCCCGTTCACGCTTCAGCCGGGCACATATACCTTCTCTGAGGTTACCGTAGATGCCTATGGTCGCGTTACGGCTATTAACAACGGCACCCCGGTGGTCACCCTGAACGGTCTTGACGGGAATATCACACTCGCGCCCGGACCGAACACCATTATTACTGATGACGGAAATAGCGTTATCACCATTGAGTCTACTGGTGGTGCCGGCCCCGGCGGTACGGTCACTCAAATAGACACGGGCATTGGTCTTACCGGAGGTCCTATTACGGCTACGGGTACCATCGACCTTGAGGCGCTACCCGCTCCTCTTGTTCCGGGCTCATACACCAACGCCAACGTCACTGTCGATGCGTACGGTCGCGTTACAGATGTCAGCAACGGCGACGGTCAGCCCGACCAAGACTTGCAGTCGGTACTTACGGTGGGCAACACCGCTAACGACTCCATCTCCCTTACGGGTGTGGGCAATTCTTTTGTAGCTCTCCAAGGCAACGTCCTCGTTCAGGACGCTACGTGGAGCTCCTCGGGTCAGGGATACAACCTACAGGTTACCAACCAGCTTGAGCTGTTGGGCAATGTTCTGGACAACAGCAGCTTTGCTGGTACGACGGGACAAATCCTTGTTAAGGACGACGCCCTCCCCGGAGTGGTTTGGCAGGACCAAACGGTGCGTTCTGTTCGCGTTCAGATTGATGCAGCTACCATCGCGACGCTGGGTGGTTTCGGCACGGGCGTTGCTCTTGTCCCCTCCCCGGGTGCGGGCAACGCGGTACTTGTTATTGCGGCTTCGTTCTCTTATGGATATGTCGCTCCCACATACAATGTCACTGGCAACTTTGGCCTGTACACAAACACCTCTGGCGCCCAGTTTACTACGCCGGCTTCTGTGCTGAATTTGCCAGCCTCTACGGCTCGAGCTATGACACAAACGTCAGCGCCTCTTATGAACGACGCTGCTTCTTTAGACTTTTACTTGGACGGCGTTGTCAACACTCCGGGCGGTGGCGATATCACACTTGACATTACGTATCGTATTGTTGCGTTGTGACGGACATCAGGAAGGTTTGTTTTGGTCCTAACTATAAGGACTCTATGTGTTACGTGGTGGGGCAGCCGGTTCTCGGTGGGTCCCACCATGTGCATTTAATTAAATACAACGAGGAGACCGGGGGTATCCTCATCTATATTGAAAGTGGTGACATCGTGGTTTTGTGGAAGGAGTTCACGATGATGCCCACTTCAGTAGAATACAATATCAACTTTTGAGAGCGGTCAATCAATTTGTAGTTCGGGGACACAGATACAACAATACCAAGGGCGACCTCATCGTAAGTACGAGTGAGGAGGACCACCGCTTCGCAAACCGTGAGGGGGAGGTTGTAGCCCTTCCGTTGGGCTATGAGGGTCCCATTGCCATCGGCGATACGTTGCTTGTGCACCACAATGTGTTCAAGTACTACAACGATATGAAGGGCCGTAGGAAGAGTGGTAGGAGCTTTCTGAAAGACGACCTATTCCTTGTTGACTTCGACCAATTCTATATGTGGCGCTCGTCTGGCGAGTGGCATCCCCACGATAGGTATTGCTTTGTGCAGCCTGTACCCCCTGAAGAATCTATCATCTTCAAGCCGTTGACAGAGGAACCTCTGGTCGGTATAATGCGATTTCCCAATGATTATCTTTTGTCCCAAGGAATTGAGTCCGGGGATATGGTAACCTTCAAACCTGATAGCGAGTACGAGTTCACTGTCGATGGGGAGAAGTTGTATCGGATGTTCGACCACCAAATAACATGCAAGATTCAAGAAAGCTAAAGGAACGCATTATCGCGGCGGGGCGCGTAGCGGTTGAGCAGCTCATCAAGGTTGCTCAGGAAGACATACTCAAGCCCGGCGAAGACGATGACCTTGCGGCGGACAGACTGAAGAATGCGGCAGCTACTAAGAAGCTTGCCATCTTCGACGCTCTGGAGATTTTGAATCGCATAGACTCCGAGGAGGAGGAATTGGAGTTGGACACAACCCAGACGGAAACGAAAGTGGGTTTTGCAGAACGACGGTCCAGATAAGCTATATACCGTAGTCAAGGGTCTTGTATCCAAGACGGTATTGAAGAACAAGAACCGCGCTAAGACGTGGCTCTACGGTTACAACGAGAAGTATGACATCGTGGTCATCTCCAAGACCGGACAGGTAGGAGATATCATAAACATCAACGGTGTTAATATCGCCCTGCCCCCGGCTCCCAAAGACCTGCCGGACGGCAAGAACCGTTGGGTACGTCAGGAGCTCCCCAAGGAGCTGAGCCGCATACAGAGCATCTTCCAGTGGAACGATATGCCCAAGGCGTTCAAAGCCAACTGGGTAGACTATATCGAAAGCGAGTTCGACCGTCGCGAGGACGGCCACTGGTTCTACAACAACGGCGTACCCACGTACATCACGGGTGCCCACTACATGTATTTGCAGTGGACGAGTATCGACGTAGGGTATCCAGATTTCCGTGAGGCGAACAGGATATTCTTTATCTTCTGGGAAGCGTGCAGGGCTGACCCACGATGCTTTGGTATGGCGTACCTCAAGATTCGCCGCTCTGGTTTTTCGTTCATGGGTTCGTCGGAGTGCGTAAACACTGGCACACTAGCGAAAGATTCACGGGTTGGTATACTCTCTAAGACGGGTGCGGACGCCAAGAAAATGTTCACCGACAAGGTGGTTCCCATTGCGAACCGCCTTCCATTCTTCTTCAAACCGATACAGGACGGCATGGATAAGCCGAAAACGGAACTGGCGTTTCGTATACCTGCTTCGAAGATTACAAAGA